GTTTAGGCTGCTTTCGCTTGCCCCATGTCACCCGCTCTTAAGCTTGGGCTTCCATGTCAATCAGAGAAGATTTAACGTTCACATATTTGTTTATGAACGAAGCAGAATAACCATCTTGCTCAATACATGCATATGCTTCCATACCAACGCAGAAGATGTTATACACATCTGCGCCAAGAGAAGAAGCAGCTGGGGATACGCTGCCAATCGAGCTAATCAAGAATCTGAGATTCCCGATTGCACCCCATTCTGAACGCAAGGCATTCATTGGAGTAGGATATTGATTCTTTTGAATAAATCCGGAAACGTTATCCAAATTACCAGTAAGCTGGGTAGAAGTGAGCGCAAAGTACGCATCACGAACTGGCGCTGTACCAAACTTATCTTCACCCTCAATGTTGTCCATGATGGTATAGGCATTGTTATTAAGCAATGCGCGTACAACCGTATCAACATCTGAACGTGTTATTTCAGTTGGAACATCACCATTCACACCACCCGTACAGTTAATGAATGATGCTGTTGAAGCAAGCATGTCACGGGTGAGCTGATCTTCGGTTTGACGAAGAGACACACCAAGACGAGCTGCACATTCGTTTAATACTGGATCTTGATTTTGACAAATAGAATTTAAATTCTACTTTTCTGTTACTTTTATGACTTACTGAATCGTAAGCGGTGGGTCTTGTTAATCCCCACTCCCAGTCTTTCGAAAGGGTTCAGACTATCGCATCCCATATTTCTATGAGCCAAAGGGTTTAGTCGTTGCGGCTGTGCGTTAATTATGATATTCTGTATAGTGTAGTTACATTTCAAATCATATAGGAACTCATGAATAGATATCCATATATCAGAAAAGAATACACTGTTGCAGAATGCGCTTATCTTGCTGGAATAGTAGATGGTGAAGGCAGTATATATATCGGCGCATTTAGCTCCAATCCAAAAACAGGAACTCCTCATTATCAAACCAATATTGAAGTAAATAATACTGATACTAGATTGATAGACTGGCTTGTTAATACTTTTGGTGGAAAGAAACTTGCTTATACTCCCAAACAGACTCCAAAAAATTCCAGAAAACCAGTTTTTCGCTGGATTGCAAGCGGTGATAGAGTTACTCATATGTGCGAGATCATGATGCCCTATTTGGTAATCAAAGTTCGCCAAGCACAAATTATGCTTAAGATGCGAGAAACTTTTAATCACACAGGAATAAAAAAGGGCATGCAAGGACTTCCAAGTGTTTCCAACGATATACTCGAAATAAGAAAACAACTTGAAACTGAAATGCGATCTTTGCACTGTCGTAACTATCATAATTAATACTTGCCTCTGGTTGCCATGCTTCAATTGCTAAATGAAGTTTAGGTTTTCCAAGTAATTACCTTCGGTTTATTCACGCCTCAACATACCGCAAGCGTGACCTGTTCATTCAATGCCACGTATGTTCCATAGAAACTTATTTTAGCATCAATATCCACAGCCGTCAGGTTTTGAGGTGGTGGAGTAACGCCAGAATTCCCTAAAGGAACCATCGCTGTATTTAACGGATTGTATCTACGCAGACGAAGAGTTGTACCACCATTACGGGGCATATTTTTTTTCATGGCCGGGATCTTGTGGATCATATTAGGAACAGGCACACTTAAGAGCTTGTAACTAAACGACTGTTGCACCGGTGCTGGTCTTTGGTCTGTTACTTGTTAACCTTTACAGGCGGATAAGTCTTCTCAGCTTACCTCTCTATATTTCTATAGAGTTCAGAGTACCGCATCCTTTTTCAAGGTCTCCTCGCTTACTGCGTTCATGCTGCACAGTTTTCACTTGCTTGCACCTTGTTATCTTCAGCATTATCTGTTCAGACTTTCAAGATTATCAGAGGAGATTTTTATACCCCACCTATTTTAGGGTACTTGTCGTAGTAATTGACATAGTATATCCTTAAGCTAGTAGTAAAGACTATTACTTAAGTAAGTTGACCAAGCTTCTTACAATTTTTGGGTCGAATTGAGGTGACCAGTCTCATTTGGTCGAAAAGTGAAGAATGCCATCTCTTCTTTGGGCAAATTAATCATAACATTAATTTTAAAGGTTTTTCAATGATAGGCGAAAAAAAAGGCAAGTGGTTGGTTTTAGAAGAAGTAAAAGTAATACAAAATCGAGCATCTGTATTTAAGCATTTTCTTTGCGAATGTGAATGTAAGAAGCAAAAAATAGTTCGTGCAGATATGCTTAGAAATGGCAGATCAAGTCAATGTGAGGATTGCAGGAAAAAAGAACGATATATCGATATAGAATCTTATGTTGGGAAACAATTTGGAGAATGGATTGTTATAAAAACGGTAGATAAAAATATAAAAAAATATCGGTCTCTTTTGTGTCAATGCTCTTGCGGATTTGAACAAATAATTTTTGCTTCACGTCTAAAATTAGGAAAGACAAAATCTTGTCATCCTTGTAATGTGACCAAACGAGGAGATCAGATAATTAGCGCTATCTGATCTCCGAATATTGTGGTTTTTGTACTACTACGATGCCACGATGTTCATCTTATATAGTTTTATGTTTTTTGTGTACATTTTTTTAAAAGGAGTTTTCCTATGTTCGAATCTACCGTTAACAAAATTGATTCAATGCCTGATTTTCTCTTTATGGCGCTTCAACTACACATATAAGCAAACTATTACCTAAAATACAGGGTGGTGGAGGTGGTGGTTGTCCATTGTTAGTTTTTGGGATAACAAAGAAATTGTATTTAGAAAATGAATAAAAATATGCTACAAATAAGTGCCGCTGAAGATTTTAAACAAAAACTCTTCGGACAAACATTTAAAACTATACTTGCTGATCCACCATGGCAATTTGCTAATAGAACTGGAAAAGTAGCCCCTGAACATAAAAGATTGTCTCGTTATCCAACTTTACCCTTAGAAGAAATTATTAATATCCCGGTCAATGACGTTGCTGATACTGAAGCACACTTGTATTTATGGGTGCCAAACGCTTTGTTACATGAAGGATTAAAGGTAATGCGGGCTTGGGGATTCACTTATAAAACAAATATTGTTTGGTCTAAAATCAGAAAAGATGGTGAGCCTGATGGTAGGGGTGTTGGGTTTTATTTTCGTAATACTACGGAATTGATATTATTTGGCATAAAGGGAAAAATGAGAACTTTGCCACCAGGACGATCCCAAGTGAACATGTTAAAAACACAAAAGCGGGAACATTCACGCAAACCAGATGAGCAGTACACTTTAATTGAACAATGCAGCCCTGGAGATTATTTAGAACTTTTTGCACGTGGAACTCGGCCTAATTGGATAGCTTGGGGAAATGAAGCAGATCATTATGAACCCTCCTGGCATCCATTTCATAATATTCCCATCACTTCATCTAAAGTTATTGGGTCATGAGGCTTAAGTACATAGCTTATGCATTGCCATTTGCCTTTTCTGCGAAATTGAACTTCTATTTTAGCATTACATTTATTACATGCTAGTATTCTTAATTTTCGTTTCTTCCTGCGTGATTTTAAGATATGTTCATTTTCTTCGCAAAGAGAATAAAATGGAACTCTATAAATGAATTTATCTATTTCAGATGCTTGATAACCTGCTTGGAATATTTCCTGAAAGTTATTCATTCTGGTCCTTTAAAGGATTTCATTAAATTTTCATGAGCTATATCACAAAAAAATATTATGACAATTCCGCTAACTTTTTCAAATATAAAGAACAATTTTTGTTATCACAAAAGAATGTCCAATACAATCCTGCATGATCTGGCAACTGTTCTGGTTCTTCTAATAATTCTTTATTACATAAAACACAAGTAAAACATGGTAATTTTTTAACTGGCAATTTATCTTTATAATATTTACTAATGGGCATCCAGTGATATGAATATTGTTGTTGTAATCTAGAATCAACGAAATCATCAATGCCATCAGCCCAAGTTCCTATTGTAATATTAGGACGCTCATGCAAATCAGAATCTTTTTTATTATTACTTCCAAAAAGAACAAAAACTTCTTGATCTGATCTTGGCATTCTATTTTTAACATTTATCCAATTCAGTTTCATAGTTTTCCCTTATTTTTTATAATATTTTTTCTCAGTCTAATTCAACCCACATAAAATTATCATTCTCACTAACTTCTTGTTTGCGCGGCATTGAATACCATTTGCCATCTTCAAATAGTAAAATACCAACAAAACCAGAACTTTCCCTAGTTCCAAACCAAGAAGACTCACTTCTATTATTAACAGCAAAACAAAGAGTTCCATTAGGCGGTAAAACTGTGCGTGGATTTAATTTCATAATATTCCCAATACTTCATCTTCACGCATAATAATATAATCACCACAATCAATCCCCGCATACTTGGTAAAATATATCTCATTACCAACAATAACATTCATAGGAATAAGATTACCATTCATATCTGGTCTTCCTGGACCCATAGATATAACTTTGCCTGTGGTTGGTTTTTCCTGCGTTTCATAAGGCATGTAGAGGCCAGCGGCTGTCTTGTGTTCGTGATAGGTTTTTTTTACTACTATTCGGTCGCCTAACGGCTTTAATTTTTCAAACATTTATTTAGTCCTATCCTTCAAAAAATTCATTTATTATCCTCATTCATAAATAAAAAGAGACCAAGTAGTTAGAGCTACTTGGTCTCCGAAGTTGTGGATTTTGCACGGACGCTTCCCACGATATTCATTTCATATATAAAAAGCCCCGGAACTAATGAAGCGTAATCCCGAGGCTACGAAAGAACAGTCAAAGAAATGGCCGATGAAAGAAATGGCCGATGTCGGAGGGTTGGCTTGGAGAAAACATCGGCCTACTCGTAATGCTTCGTTATCATACTACATGTTACTACGCGCTGCAAACATCTCTTCTTATTCTATGCTTCTCGCATCAAACATTTCTAAGGAGAAACATTAAAAATTCTGTCTAAATTGATTCATCTCTTTTCTCAAGCTATCTTTCAACTCATCAGTAAGACCATTGGCAAAGGCATTTGCTTTAGAAAGTGGACTATCTCCCTGCTGAGGAGAAACAGAAGCTAATGGCCGTGGCTTTGCAGCATTTTTCTGCACGCGCTCAATATCAGCCTTTTGTTCTGGTGATTGCGCTATGCCCAGTTTCTTCATCATAGTATAGGCGGATACTGCGGTGGCATATAGGTCAGTTGACGAATTCAGTGTCTGCGCCAACTCAGGATAGTTTTGTTTGAGTGATTCAATATTAGTCGGAGAAACAACTGATTCAAAGTCAGGATATTGAGACTTCAAACGAGACTGTATAGTATTTAGCGTGTTTTGCTGTTCGTATTGCTGGAGTTGCTTTTCAAGGGCTTTAATTTTCTTATCGACTTTAGATAAATGCTTACCTTCAACCAGATCATCAGGATTAATATTAAGATCATAATCCTCATTCTTATTTACTTCCTCTACTGGTTTCTGCATCTTTGCTTCAAGTTCTCTATACTTACGCGCCATGTCATCACGTTCACGCTCGGCTTTGTAGCGTTCGTTTGCTTCTCGTTCTTTTGATTCTTTGAGCTGCTTAAAGCTTTCAGCAGGAGTAACTTTGGTCTTTATGGGTTTTATTTCTTCAAGAACCTGATCTTCTTGCTCTTCGTTTGCAGTTTCTTGTTCCGGTTCAACTGTTTCAAGCGTCGATAGATTGTCGGCAGTTTGCGCTTCTGGTGATCGCGCTTCAACTATTTCAACAACTGGTTCTGGTATTGGCGCGGGCGTTATAACATTGCCGTCGCGATCATATTTCATATCAAATGACATCGCTCTCCTCTAATGTGTTAATAATTTTTTGATATCATCACATAGAACGATGATATCTTTATATTTCAGCATTAATTCTGCTAGGATTGCAGCATGTCGAATTCCTTGATGTCCTAGTATTTCTATATCTTTATGAAGATTACGTATTTCTAATTCTACGTTCAATTTCTTTGGCAAGACTTTCGTAGGAAGATTATTCAAATCTATCTTTTGCATATTACCCTTTCGCTAATTCAGGAGAATCAATCTTCTCTCCGTTTTCTTTTTTCATTACTTTAAAGAGATCGCCATTGGCAAATCTAATCACAAATTCCAATAGTTGCCGCTCCTCTGGTACCACCAGTTTGGCATTCTGCAAGAGAGTAAGACACGCTTCTCTGTCTGGTATAGTCCACATATACTTCAAATCTCCCGTATCGTGAACGTATTTGAATATGGTTTGGTCATAAGTCGGTGTTGGACAATCTATGTTCCAGGTGAATCTGAAGCGGTGAATATGGGGCATTAATTTTTCTTGCTTCACTTCATAGGTGATATATACATCATCTAGGTACGCACTTCTCTTCTTGCAATAGTCGGCGCAAGGCAATGCATAGCAATCATCAACGGGAACAATATGAGTATCGCAGTCTTTTTCGCAGCGTCTCTTCGAGCAGTCTACTTTTTTCTGCGCATGCTTAATACAATAGATTACTTCATCCATTACGGTGCTCTGTTGTTCGGCAGCTAGATCTAAAACACAGGCATGACCGCCCATGTTTTCTTTAGATTGGAGTTCAACATAGCGTTGGCCTACCGTCTTTCTCTTATTCATTAGACTCCTTTGGATATTCTATAAACATCCAATGAGTTACATCTTTACTGCCAAATTCAACTGGATTTTTTTGACCACATGACCCTGAAGATACAGGATAGTCTTTATCAATATAATGCAGAAATTCCCATTTTTTCATTTGTTCATTGTATTTTGCTAAAGAATGCAGTGTATACATTCCATCTTCTGTTTCTGCCTGCACTAAAGCATATTCATGAGAACAATAATTATTTTCTAAAGCATATTGAGGCGGAAGTTTATCTTTTATAGAGATCCAATTCATCATTATCCTTTCTTTGCAAGAAATCTACATCAAAAGACTCAAATAATCTACAAAACAAAACCCCCACCGTAGATAAGTGGGGGAAAAAGGGAGAATAACGAGTAAGTGTGAGCATGAGTTATTTTCTTTTTTTTGCTTTCTTGCTCTTTTTGGACTTGTTTTGACCTGATTCAGCAAGACTTATCGCAATCGCCTGCTTAGGATTAGTTACTACTGGCCCTTTTTTAGAACCTGAATGAAGAGTTCCAGATTTAAACTTTTTTATTTCTGTTTTCATGCGAGCTTTTTTAGCCTTCTTAGGCGCTGATTTCTTGAGAATAGGCATTATTTACCCTTACATTTACAGTCTTTTTTGCCACATTTTTTACATGATTTCATAGATTTCATTTCTTGCCCTTTCTTAAGTTCTTTTCGGCCATGGTTATTCTCCTCTCTTATCGTTTTTATCGCTTTGACTATACATATCTAAGCGTTCTGGATATTTCCATGCATTAAATTCTCTATAAATAGGGCGTTCTGATAAATTAGCCATTGCAGTATGATCTTCAGAAATCATACGAGCATCTGTTTCTTCTTGTTTGCGTCTTGGATCAACTTTTCCCCAAAATGCATTATTCATTTCTTTGAATAGTATCATAATATTCTCCAAAAAAGAGGACAGCTGAATGATAAACTGTCCCCTTTGATCAAGTAGTATTTTGTTAACGAACTCTTGAAGTTTCTTCAAAAGTTAATCTCTTATTTATTTTATTTTCTTCTTTTGAAGGTTTGGTACGTAAATTGGCTGGTACGCCTAATATCTTATAAGCAATTTCGGCGGTCTTTTTGTTAATACGAGGCATTCCCGGCATAGTGTTCCTTTTAATATTTATGGGGACGATTATGCTTTGAGCGTTGTGAATCATCGGCATCCACTTGTTCATTTACCCCTTTGATTGTATCATCCAAATCTTCAGGCATATAATTGCCTCTATTATCCGGCCATGGTTTTATCATTACATTTTGAGGCATATTAGCAATAGCAGACATATCATTACCGATCATACCCATATCTTGCATCTCTTGAGTTCTGCGCGCATATTCTCCTGAATATGAACCTTCACTCATGCCGTCTTTACGCATTGAAGCGTGGTGTCTTTTTGCCATAATGGCTCCTTAGTTACTGCGATCCAGTTTTACTGTCGCAAGGGTTATCCTCTAACTAACGCAGAGGGTTATTTATTTAATATTTTCAAGATCCTGCTTTAAAGATTCTGCAAGAGATATCAAATTTTGTATCAAAGTATTAAACTGCTCCACATTTGCTGGAGTAATTGCTGAACCGATAGTATCAATAAGTTTTAATAATTCTGACGGCATTGTATTCCTTTCATGATAATGCGGTTTGACTAGGGATTGGGCTTGTCTTCTCTTGACCATTTGTTGGATTATTTGTATTAGGCTGAACATTAGCTTGCTCCTGTGCCTTAATAATATTAGCCATATCAATAAGACGTCCAATATGCTCTATATCCATACCATCCAATTCCTTAATAGCTCTTATAAGATCCAAGAATGCTGCATCTTTATCTTTCTCTGCAGCTGCTCTACGCTCTATTGCCAATGCTTTATTCTCTTCAACTCTGCTTACACGTTCTAAGCCAAGGCCACGATCGGCGATGGATCGTGCTTGAGCCAATTCAGTCTGCGCAGCCTGCAACTGGATTTGAGCTTGAGATTGTGCTTGTTGCGCCTGTGCCTGCTCTTGCATTCTCTTTTGCATGTTTTCAACAATTTTGTTCTTATTTTGGAGCGTTGCTGCTTCAAGGAGATCCTCGGGAGTAATGGGCACACCTGCTTCATGCAGTTGCAACATCTGGGCAAACTGCATCTGCTTTTGTGTTGTAGTGTTGAATCCTTCTTCTACTGCGGCATGGTATTTACCAAAT